ACATTTTTATTTTGTTCGGTCTCTATTGAACTGAAACCAGGGATATAAGTTTGACTTGGAAGACCATAACGCTGATCAAAAGATACATTAGTAAAGTTATAACTTCCGTCAGAGTTCTGTATAGGAGTTGCATTCAAAAATGCCCCTTTTGCACCACCAACAACACCAACAATTTCACCTTCTGAAAGTACTTCAAGAACGCGAACAACTGCAGATGATCTAAGAGTGTTAGGAGCTTCTTGTGCAGCACGCGCTTGACTATTCTTTGATCCACCACCACCACCATTATGAACCTTTATCCATTCTGCTTTTCCAGTGGTTACTTCACAAGTTGTGCTAACGAAGTAAGTATGAAATGGAGAAACTTCAAAGTTATAAACCTTGAAACCTGGTTCATAGGTTTCACAAGATGTTCGTTTGATTGATGTGATTTCAAGTGTCTCACCATTCATATTAGTAAGTTTATCACCAACCTTGAAATCGTGAGCTAATCGATGTTCATTAGTAGCAATATCATACAGTGCATGATTGCCAGTGCAGATAAGAAGACCATTATTGAAATTGAAAAGATCATCACGAATATCAGGATATTCGTGGATATTTACAGCAAGGATCATTGAAAAGTCAATTTCACCAAATCTATCATAAGACAACAAAATATCACCAACATTCAGGTTTTCAATTAATGTATAACCAGTCTGAGTTCTTACAAATGTGCCTGCTGGGAAACAAGATCCACCACCACCACCTGCGCCATGTATTTCTTCACGTTCGCCAATGAATGTAGTGTCTGCAGTATTATAGTAGTGATAATCGTAGTATCGGTTATTACTTTGCTTTCTAAGATCTATTTTTGAACGTTTTTTCATTTACTTCCTTAGATTTGTTCAACTGTCATACCAGCTGAAATAACTGTAGAACCTGTTAGATGTCTTCCATATACAAGAGGGACTGGTCCACCTTGTTCAACAGTATTTACTACTCCGTTAAATAAAAAAGATGGTCGTTGTGATATTTCTGCAGCTTGATAATTACCCATCTTAGGAGATTTTGTCATTAACTGTGTTATACCTCCAGCTGCTGAACCAATACCTGCGCCAATCATTGCAACACCAATCGCTGTAAGATATAAACCACCAATCCAATATAAAACGACACCAACAATAATCAGAATAACACCAAGAATGATACGTCCTACACCACCTGCGCCAGCTACTTGTGGGAAAACATGTATTTCATTATCATCAATGAACATTTCCACTTCTTCTTCACCTCTAAAGTTATCTGTAGCAACCGGTTTATCAGACTTTGTTTCGCGTTTGCCAGTAGTTATATGCCACATACCAGATTTGATACGTTCTTTGAACTCATTGCCAAATCTGCAAGATAAACCTTTGAAAACATCCTGAAGATTGTATCCATAAATGCTAATTGGTTTTTTGCCATATTTCTTGCCTAAAAGACCATGCAGATAAACTGTATGCTCTCTATCTACTTGTTCCATTATTGATTTACCTCTTTATGACGAAGTGCTTTGCTAAATTGTCTTTTCCATTTAGCAATGCTATCTTCACAACTTTTACGATTATGCAGGTGGTGTAAAAATGTTTCCTTTGAAGTTACAATGCCAATGTGATTAGGTGTACGTGATGCAATTGAATAAAGAAGAGCATCACCTGGAAGGATATCATCAATCTTTATTTCATAGAAACCTAAGTCTTGATATCTTTGAAGAATAGTATATGGGTTCCATTCTTGCCAATCTGCTGGTCTTGGCTGTGTACCGAATGTGATATTGTAGTTCAGTCGATAATAATCACGAGCAAGCGCGAAACAATCTTGAACATTGCTAATATAGTCTCTATTTATTAAAGGCGGTATTTCATCTACACCAAACCAAAGAATGTCTGTTATATTTTCGCCATCGCAATGAACAATACCAAATGGAACATCAGTTGCTTCTTGAGATAACATATCTTCATAAGAAGGAGTTCTTGGATCAAAAGTAATATCCCATTTCAACATTGTATGTGAATGGATGACCGCATAGTCTGTTCCTTCATACTTTTTACTTTCTTCTAAGTCAATTTGAAATAGATTGCTTGGATCTTCTGCAATATTTTCTACAGGAATAAACATTCCATCTACTACAAAACCACAACCTTCTTGTGGATAACAACTTATAATATGTTCTTTGAAATCATTGTAGTTCTTTATTTCAATCATTGTGTCTCCTTATCTCACACGAACACGTGATACGCCAGGGAAGCCAAGATCACGAAGTATTTGACGTCTTGGTAGTTGAAGACCAGGTCTATCTAATGGACCGGCAAGTTCAAATGATAAGTTAGTTTTGATAGAACTTGGTAATTTCTTAACAATATAATGTTCTTCAATTGGAAAGTATGCAGATGTGTTAGGAGCACTTCCTGCATCTGTAAATTTGTAAAATGTGCGCCATCTTGTAACTTTCATACCAACGAGATCACCAAGTGAAAGAACAGCAGCCATCAAGAACTTATTAACATTACTTAATGTTAGTTGAGGTCTACTAGGCGCAGTTCCATCTGCCTTATTATCATAACCAGTTACTTCAATAGGAAGAGGATAATAACTATTTCCTCTCCAAACAATTGGAGTTGTTCCACCTGCAGAACAATTTGTGTAATAATAGATTGTTCCGCCAATCGCAGTTGCATCAAAGTCAAAGAACTCCATATAAGCATCTGGATTGAGTAAGTTACCTTCTTGTTGAATAGTTGTCATTTACGTGCCAAGATCGAACTGCTGAGTGATATTAAAAGATATAGAATAAAGATTACCAGAAAGTGGTGCTTCTTTAAATGTATCTTTATCTATTCGCCATTTTTTTGATGCACTATCTCCATTAGCAGTATAACTAAACCAAACATCACTTCCGACAGTCTCATAAAATGTATTTAAAGTTGCTCTGTCGGTTGAATTTAAGTTATCAAAAACGATTTGCCATTTGTCAAACTGTGAATTGTATCCATCTTTAGCGAATTGACCAAAACCTTGACCAAATTGAGATGCTAATATTCTATTACATCGTGTCTTACGCGATGCTTGAGATACTTTTGTTATTAGCGGCATTTCAAGTGCAGTCATTTTATCTCCTTAAAAAGCTGTCTGAATTTGAGTTGGGTTCAATATATTGCCTGAACGTTTAGCATTTGTTATGCGAGTATCTACTAACTGTTTCAATTGTTCTCTAATTGCTTTAGCAAAACGTTGTGATTGTTCTTCAGAAGTTTCATCATCTTTAGCTTGTAATGTGACATTTATTGTTCCAATGTTTATTCCACCATCTGATCCACCTTGAGTTCTTACCCCAAGTTTCCCATCTGCCCCTCTCGCAAGTGGCATAATAGCTTCAGGGCCGGCTTCACCTGCCAAACCCATCTTTCCACCAGCCATCGGGAACATTTTAGAATTTGTTAAAATATCTCCATTAGCAAATGTTTGAACTCCATTCATAAACGCACCACCATTTGCATAACTACCTGAGACAAATGAAGGAGTAATAGTCGCAGCATTCTGAGCTGCAGTAGAAGATATTGCTCCTCCTGCTCCACCACCTGCGGCTCCTGTAACCATACCAATCAATTGTTGAACTGCATACATAATCAACATTTTAGCAATAAGCATTTCAATTTGTTTGATAATTGCCATACTCATATCAGTCCAAGAAGATTTGCCAGATATTGCCATTTCTGTCATTCCAGAAGCAATCTGATCAAATGCGCCAGTTGTAACATCAACCATTTTAGTAGTAAATTGAGATGTTATATCACCTTGTTGAGCAGTCTGATCTTTATAATGTTGAGTAAGTTTTTCAAGATAAGTACCATTAATTCTTGTAAGTTGCTCAGTTTTTTGTTTTTCAAGGGCCTGAACAACATTAGCTTTTTCTTCTTCAAGCAATTTAGTTGCTAAACCTGCAGCTCTTGCTTTAGCAATTTCGACATCATATCTGTCAGTGTATGATTTAATTTGAGCTCTAGTACTAAGTTCAACTTGTTTTACTTTATCATTTTCTGCTTTTGCAACAATATTTTCACCTTCATCAATAAACGCAGACATTGATTGTTGAGATTCTTTTATTAGTTCTTTTTCTTTTAATGCATACTTTTGTTTAATTAAAACTTTTAGTTGTTCAGTTAACTCTGTTGCTTGAACTAATTCAGCGCCATGAAGTTTTGCATCTTTTAATTGATGATCAGCAGTTGAAATTTCAGTTGCTTCAAGTTGTCTTAATTTTTCAATTTCATTTGTTGTGGTATCTGCTGCAATACGCATTTTAGCCATTGCCAAATTTTCAAACACTTGCTGTGAATGTTCAGCGTATCTTTCTTCAGCTTTTTGTTGTCTTTCGAGTTCTCTTCCAGCTGAAGAACTACTAGTTGAGTCTTTTTCGTCATTTGTAAGTGTAGTTGCGCCTATTGGTCGTGTTTTTGTTTCACCAAGTCTATTAGTATTTTCGGTAACTCTATTAGATAACTCAGTTGGTTTTCGCTCAAGGGTGTTGATAGCTTCTAATCTACTTTGAAGTTCTTTTGTAACGGCTAATTGTTTATCTCTTGCTATTTCTGCAGCACCACGAGCGGCAGAATTAGAACCTTGGCCATCAACATCTCTTTGCGCTTTATTTAATTTTTCAGTTGCATCAGCAAGATCTTGCGTAATAACTTGTTTCTTTGTTAAATCACCATTAGCTATTGCAATTGACCCAAGTAACGAATTACCTTCATGCCAAGCAGCAAAGAAGTTTAGTACAGCTGTAGTTCCTTGAATAACATACTTAGTTAAGTCAAATATGATATCAGAATTACCAATGATTGCTGATTTGACCTCTGTTTCTAAATTTCTTGAAAGTTTGTCCCATTCATCATTCATATTTGATGCTTTATTAGCATTTTCATTGCTAATAACATTAGCGTTTGCCATACTTTCTTTCAATTCATCAATTGTCATTTTGCCGTCTGCATAAGCAGTAGCTAGATCAATCATTGAACCAAGGCCAGCGCGTTGAGCAACAGCAGCTCTTTCATTTACATCACTGTATTCAGAAAGAGCTTTAATTTGAAGTAAAAATACATCAGAACTTGATTTGCCATCTCTAATCGCATTTTTAACTTCAGTTCCTAGTAGACCTATTGATTTAGTTGCTTTAGTTGAACCAAGTTCATAAAGACCAATCATCTCTTTAGAACTTTCAAAAGCTGAAGTCAAACTGTCGACATCTGAATTTAAATCAATTGAAATTGCTTGAAGACGTTGAAGTTCCTCAGCTGTAACGCCAAGTTTTGCAGAAGTTTCAGCTAAACTATCACCAAATTCGAGAGCTTTTTTTGTAGCTTCCATAAAACCATCAACACCGACACCAACAAGTGCTAGCGCTAAACCTTTTACTAAACCACTTGCAACTTGCGCGGCTGAGCCAACACCTTGTATCGCAGTTTGAGCTGTAGCTGCACCTGCGGCTTGGATATTAACAACTATTGTTGAAGCTACATTTGCCATATTAGTCCCGTGAAGTTCTTTTATTGAGTGCTGAATTTAAAACCGTTGTATACTCTCTATCTAACATAAACAAAATTTCTATTTCGGCTGGGTGGAATGTTAATTGAAATAAACGCTGATAAGCATCAAACTCAATTATAGAAAGTTTTTCATAATAATTGCTTTTATACAATAAGATGTCCCAGAACTTTCTAACATACTCTGAATAATCTTCTTTATATGTGGGGATATTGTCAAGTGGTGTTTTTAATCCGATTTTAGCAGCTTCGGCATATTGTTGACGAGGGGTTATGCCATTTGTGTCTGGTGTATCAATTTCTGCAATAAAGCGAAGATATGCTGCTACTTCTTCTAGTTCTTCAAAAAAAAATTAGTTTCGTCTAAGATATAGACTTGTAATTGTTCTAATATCCAAATATTGTCTGGACTTGAGATTAAGTTAAAAGCTTCTTCTTTGCTGTATGGTACATCAATTGCACCATTATCAAGCCAACCAACAATTAAAGAAGCTACAAATTCATGGGCTTCTTCAGTTATTTTGCTGAACAAATCAGATTTTTCATTTGACCCATTTGCTTTTATTTTTCTCATAAAATCAAGCCATTGTTGGCTATTTCTACCAACAAGCCAAATTTCCAAAGGACCTTTTGAGCCGTCTGGTAAGTCAAATTCAGTAATTGGATGTTTTATTAATTGAGCTTCAGTAATAACATTTCCATCTAAATCTTTTACTTCAGGAATAAACTCTTCAGTAAAATTGAAAGGATGTTTGATTTTAAGTTTGCCGATTTGCGGTTTTAGTGTTTGTATTTGAATTGAAGCCATTTTAATGTCTCACTTGAATTGATATGTATGAAGACGATTAGACAGTCAAAAAACTGTCTAATCGTACTTTCTATTTATTAAGCGCGGGTTATCTTAACAGTAGTTGCTTCAGTTGCATCGAAGATTGCTGTAAAAGGCATAGTTACAATAACTGTATTGTCATTATTAATAACTTGTGTTGCAGCAGAATAAACAACTGCAGGTAATAAGATAGTGTATGAACGAGTGCCGTCCGAAAGTTTAACTTCAAGACTTGATTGAGTTTCATTTACGAATTTGTTATATAGTGTGCTGTCACTGAAGTAAAATGTTGCTGAACCAGTTACAGAAGCTTTAGAAGAGGTAATTGAACCAGCAACCGCAGAACCTAAGTAATAATTTGTATCAGAGCCATTTTGAATGTTCAAGCTAAATGCAGTCATTAAAGTAGTAACTACACCACCTTCTTTGAAAAAGTTGCTTGCATTGATATGAACAAATGGTTGTGGTGCAGTTGGAACTGAGACATAAGTAGCACCAGTGATAATAGATGTCGCTAATGCGTCAGCATCTAAACCAGCAACAGTAAATTTAGCTTTTACTGGAGCATTCAGTGCTACATCAATTGAAACACCAGTTGCTTGGCAACCTCTATAACGGAAATAATTACTAGTACCGGCAATATCAGTTAATGTTTTTTCAAAGGTAAATGATTTTTGAGTATTACCAATTTTCAAAACATTTGAATTCCAAGCATTATTGAAAACACTTTCAAACCAAGGATCAAATAAAGTATTACCAGAAGGAGTAGCACCTACACCAAGTAAAGTTACTGTTACATCACCAGAAACTTTCTTGTTACCATGTTTGAAATAGTGGTTCTGTCTATCTGCTTGAATTGTGCTGTCATTAAATGTATCTTTTGCAAGCAATAAAGAAAAATCATTAATTGGAACAATATTGAAAGCAGGTGTAGCAGGCGTTGTTCCAGCAGTACTTTCTGTAATATATCCAATACGGGTTTGTGAGCCAGTATTAAGTGCCATGAGTTATACCTCGAGTTGTTTATGTTAATTTCTATTTATTGAAGCAATTATACTATCAATATCATTTAAAGTAGTTGCAACCATCGCTGCTGGCAACTGATGTGATGTACCATTTTCGACATAGCCAGCATATGGTACATCATTTATAATTTTATTATTTTCTTTTTTCCAACCATCTCTTAATGTACCAGAAAGCACTGGAGTTCTGTCAACTATCTCGCTAAATACTTTGTCTTCAATTTCAGTCAAATAGTCTTCCAAATCTTTAACTACCCAATTTGCAATTTCTTCAGGTGGCACATTATAAGTTTGCAAGTTCTTCACCGATTTTAATTTCAGTAAGAATGTTTAACAATTCTTCAGAAGACACAAAATAATTGCCATCAATTAAGTATGTTTCTGGTGTTTTTTTGATTTTAAAAGAGTTTTCTTCAGTTGAAACTAACCAAGTGCAATTTTCAACTTTTTCTAAATTATATGTAGTCATTTTAACTCCAATAGCTCCATTCAATACGAATTGGAATGTGTGTAAATTTATTGTCTTCAATTAAAGCATTTACTCTGTAAGCTTTCCAAATCATCAATTGACCAAGTCGTAAACCTTTAGGAAAAGTATTGATAATCAAATCAGCTAAAGTATTTCCATCATCTGGGCCATAACCCACTGGCACAAAGCAAGATACTTGATATAAACCACGATATTCAGTGAGGCCATTTGATCCAATTGAAGTAAAGTCTGGAATTGTTGGCAATAAAGAACTTCTTACCCAAGTTTCAGTAGCTTTACTGTCTACTTTTCTTGTATTTTCTTTTACTAAAGTTGGCAATGTTGAAATTGTTTCAAGCCTTGCATCAAGTAATTGCTGAATAAGAGTGTAATTTGAAGTTGACATTATTCTATTAGAAGTTTATATGCAATTGAAATAGCACTTGGTTCATACTTTACAACATCTTTAATTAACCATTCTTCTTTGTTAAAAGAGATTGTATCACCAGGTTGTGGAACAAATTTAATCTTGTTAGCAACATAACAAATTTTAGAGACATTATCATTTAAACTTTCTTGCCCTTTATTTTCTGAAGTAGCAATGACAATGTAAGCTTGTCCAAGTCTTGCTCCAAGGCGATTAAAAGCTGCCTTAATTCCTAAAGAAGTTAACTTGTTATTTACTTTATTTTGTAGATCAGTAATGTTTAACATCTTCTATTAGCAAATGAAATTGCACCATGACTTGGCGTATCAGTACCATAAGTACCACCACGTGATCTAACAAAAGCAAAAGCAACCATTGAAGGTAATTTTGTCAATTGAGTACCACATTTTTTACAAATTGGTAAATCTATACTTTCATCCCAAAAATGTTCAGAAATATCTGAGCAATTTGAACATTCGAAATCAAATAATTTCTTCATAAAACAAACCTTGCAGGAACATAACCAACTGTTTGACCATTTAATAAAGGAGCTAATATTAAATCAATTTTATTAAAACCTTCATAACTTTCGCTAGCAGGTCCAGTGTTATAAGAAGAATTAAATTCTAAATCACCAAGTTTAACAATATCTTGTTTAAGATATGAATTGGTGTTAGCTTTTGGAAATATATCTACACCTTGTAATGACAAGAGAGCTATTTCACAGACGGCCTTTTTCAATTGAACTGGAATAGTACCAGCACTAATTATTTGAGAACCATTGATACACAATGTGTATCTTGGCCACAATAAAGCTTGATTGTAATAAAGAGGTGTTGATTGAAATCTTTGACCATATAGCAAGTCAACTGAAGCAGTAGCTTGAATTAACGCAGTTGTTGTGTCACCTGTCCAATCTGAATTATTGAATAATGTAAAATAGTTGTCTGCGAACGTTAAATCGCAATAGCTATTAGCATTAGCAACATTTGTTCCAGTTTCTACTATTAATGTCATTATTATACCTCGACTGCTTCAGTCCAACCTGCTTCTTTATAGATTTCCAGTTCTTCAACTAAAATTTCAAGTTCAACTTCAATGTTGCCATCAAAGCGGATAACTTTTACAGTTTTTTCTAATTTAGCCATTTTGTTTTTCCTAGTTATTAAAAATGGCGTACCATTATGGTACGCCATTTACATTTGACTTTATTAACCAAGCAAGGTTGTAATAAAGTCACGTTTAACGGCTTTAACACCCCAAGCAGCACCAACTTCAATTACAGTTTGGTGATATTGACCATAAACTGCAACTAAGTAACTTAAACCAGAATATGGATCAGTTATAATAGTTTGATCAAGAGCTGCATCAAATTGTGGCATAATTGGAGTACGTGCAACAATATGCAAACCGTCACGAACTAAAGCAACTGAAGGAGTATAATTGTTACCAACAGTAACAGCAACAGCTGAAGCAGGTAAAGCAACCCTTAAACCAGGTTCAGCGATAACAACATTACCAGGACCAGAAATACCAGTAACAACTGTGTATTTGTTGGTATCACCAGCAAAAGTGATTGTATCACCGGCTAAGATAGTACCAGAACCAGTAATCAATGGAATTGAAGTAGTGCCAACAGCAAAGCCAGTAGTATTAGTAGTATATGAAGTACCAGAACCTTTGTTGTGAGTAGTAAATTGGTTACTTTCATGTTGTTCAAAACCAAACAATGAACCAAGAGTACCACCACGTAACATACTATCAGTACCAGCTTCATTAACTTTAAACAGTGCTGATTGAGTACCACGTAATTTTGCAGAAGCAACAGTATTATAAACAATATGTCTGTCAGCTTTAGGAGCACCATTGTCATCCAAAATTTTATTAATTTGAGCAATATCAGTCATATCACCAGCAGTAGCAAAAGGAGTAGTACCAGCCGTACCATACTGACGACTTGAGTTGTTAACAGCTTCAAGTACTGCATCAGCTTCAATTGCATTTGTCAAAGATCTGAATGCTTGTGCCCATTGGTTATTTTTGATTGAGCCAAGGTTAGCACCAACAGAACGCTCTTCCTCACCATTCCATAAGAAAGTTGCAGATTTTGCGCTGCTGATAGTCATTGTTCCAACACCAATTGTTTGGCTACCAGAAATTGGAGCAGTAGCAGCAGGAGTAATGGTGCTAATTGAAACAGAAGGAACAACATTGTAACTGATTGTTGCATTTAATGCTGCACCAGTAACATCAGCATTAATGTAAGCTGCAGGGATCATACCGACTTGCTCACGAGCAACGATATCAGCAGCAGTATAAATTGTTGGGATTAACCCAGTAAGAACGTTAGCCATTTTAGCCTCTTTTAATTAATAAGTGTGTAATTTTTTGCTGCAGCTGCTTTTTCTAACTGTGGTAAGTTATCAAATTCAGCTCGCGTCATAGTTTTTTTGCTTTTTACACTTGGGTCACTTGGTGACTTAGGTGGTACAGATGGCACAGTTGTCTCAAATAAGAAACTATGTTGATTTTTTAGTTTCTTAATTGCCGCGTCCATACTTATCGTATCTAACCCGGTGTCTGCATCCCATTCAATAAGTTGATTATCAATCAATTTTACAGCAGCATCAAAAGCATCTGGTTTAACTGAAAGTTTAGCAAGATTAGCTTTTACAGCTCCTTCAATTGCAACTTGTCTAAGTTTAGCCATAAGATTTTCTCTTTGAGCTTTTTCTTCAGCAAATAATCTTTTGTAATCTTCTTCTTGCGAAGTTTCAGGCTGTTTTTTCTTTAATTCTACCGTTTCAGCTAAAAGCATTTTGTTTTTATTTCGATATTTAGCAGCTTCAGCCGTTAGTCTATCGATTTCTGCTTGTAATTGAGATACGTCAGGTTGGTCTTCACCAACATTGCTTTCGCCTTCAAGTTCTTGGTTTGTAGTACTGTCAGTCATTTTTAACTCCAATTTGCTAATCTTACATTAGCGTTGCTGTTATTATTGAGCTTAACTCAATAGTGCGTTTTAATTTTCTATTTATAGATTTTTAATAGAATTGTTTTCTTTTAACTTTAAATCAGCTTCTTTCTCTGAAAGCTTTTCTACTTGCATTAAGTAATCTTTCTTAGTTGCAAGTCCAGCATTTATTTTAGTTATCCACAAATCAAGTTGTTCTTTTTGATTAACTGGCAATGAACTTTGTTCAAATTCAGCATAAAGAACTCCATTAGTCAATTCAGGATAAAGAACTGTTGTTACTTCATAAAAATGTTTAATTGCATCGTTAAAATATATAATTTGTGTTTCACGCAATGTTAAATTATCTATCTCTTCAACAATCAACTGAAAACCTGAACTTGCAAGTCCGCTACCAGCTGCTTTTAATTTAACAGACCAATCTGAAGCAATGTCA